AATGGAAATGGAAAAGCCCAGACTTTCAAGGGTCTGGGCTAATCCTATTAAGTTGTATTATGCTGTTAGAGAACGATCTACGATTCTACCGTATGATGCGTCATCGTTTGGAAGAAGACGGAATGATACTTCAAACATTGAAGCCTCATCACGCTTTGCTGATACTGTTACATTCTCAATTGAGAGTGCACGGTATGCAACGTAAATTCTTTCCTTTGGTGTTGCAGCGGAACCAGATCCTGGACCTACTGCTACAAGGCCACGCTCTAATGGAACGTCACCAATATCTCCTGCAGACATCTTGAGTTGTGAAACTCCTGATGCTGATGTAAGATCTGTGTCATCTGCTGCAATTGCTACTAGAAGATTTTCTAGTGTTGCCTCTGCGAAAGATGTATTTAGATTAACTGTCATACCTTGCTTGAATAAACGAGCAACGTCGAGAAGTTGATCTACTGCTACCTCACCGAAATCAGGTTGGAATGCGAGTTCCAAACCGTTTGATGTGTAGCCTACGTTTGTGTATGCTTCATCTGCATCTACAGTATCCTTATAGGATGTTGAGGATGCGGTGAATGCTGGTAGATCTGTTGCTGCTTGAGTATCAGTAATCTTTCCTGCGCTGTCAAGTCCGATTGGACCTGCATCATGCGTAAATAGTGCTGCTGCACCTACGATGATGTTACTACTTGAACCACGGCTGTATGCCATATTTTCTCACCTCTTTCATTTTATTAAAAAAGGGCTTGTTTCCTCATCCTAATTATACTGCCTTTTTATTATGGATTTTTATTGTATACTGGGTGCCAATCGTAGTCTATGATCATTTTGTTCCCCGCATAGGTACGGGCTGTGCCGAAGTCAATAATGTCTCTTGTCTCTTCCAACTGATATATCTTGAAGTTGTGGAAGTAGGGGACATAAAATGTTCCATGCCCAGGGATTACAGCCATTGGTCTTTTTTTGTCTCCATCTAAAACCTCTTCAATTTCAAAAGTTGACAATATCCATGCGTTTATATCCTCTGCTGATTCGTCTCCATTGTCAAGAAGGTCCTGGATTCTTTGAGTTATTCTGATTAAGTTTGGGACAGCATTTTCTTCTAGTGCATTAAAGTAATAAAGTAGTTGTTCACACTTAATGTGAGGAAATGGTAATCTTCTCATTTTAAACATTCTGTCATATATTGCAGCATTACCATTGAATACAAATATACCAGGAGTTCCTTCTGTTAGATTGTTAATAGAAAACTCTTGTGCCAATGAAGCCATGTCTGTTGGTACTGTTGGAAACATTGGGATAGCGCCAAAGTCTGGACCAAGTTTTTGCTGTAAAAATGCGTTGATAAATGATGGTGGATGATCGATGACTACTGACATTATGCACCCACTCCTGCGTTAGCAATCCAGCGATAGCCTGTTGAAATTCCTTTTGATCTACCCATTCTCTTTCCTGCTGCCATATCTTTTTTGTACACTATTGGATTTTCAAGATACTTGGCAACTCCACTAACCCTTAAGAATGCTTGAGAAAAATATCTATTAAAGAACATATCAAACACTTTTTCAAAACCACCTTCTACTGCAGTTCCTCCAGGATTGTCAACTCTAACTTCATTTTTTGTAAACACCATTTCTCCATTATCTTCAAACGCTAAAGCCTGAGCAAGCCTTGGCCTAATTGTAACTGGAATTCCTTCTTCCATAATTCTTGCCTTGTCATAAAACGGAGTTCTTGATCCATTCTTAATTGATGTAGACTGACTAAAAGATGATTTAAAAGATAGTCCCAATTGGCTGGTGGTATATGATATGTCGTATAGTCTTGCACTGGGGCTTCCTGTTTGATGCCATTCGTAAATATGGTGCAGCATTTCTGGGTTTACCCTTGCGTTTGAGTCTATAAACTCTTTCATAAGTTCTACTGTTTCTAGTCCTAGTGTTTTTAAAAATACAGTTTTTCCTCTATGAATACCCTCTAAAAATCCAACAGAGTAATCAACAATATTGTTCATATCTTTTTTAAATTGCATAGAATTAAATACTGTTCTCATACGTCACCTGTTTGATTTTCTGATCTTCTGATAATCAACTTATAAGATTCTACTACTCCAAATGGTCCTACAAAAGGCTCGTAGGTCGCTATCTCAAATAGCGTTCCCTTACCAGATCTTGGACCAGAGGTTTCTAGATAAACTAGGTTTCCTTCTTGATCTTTTACATCTGTTATGAGTATATTAGTTAAAGAATTCTTGTTGTCTCTGGAAGATATTCTAATGTCTGACTTTGTCCTTCCAACTAAAATGCTATTCTGAGTAATGTTTACATTTGGCTTTACTTCTTCTTTAAATGCTGAGCCTCCTGATGAAAAACTGCAAGCAAAGGTTCTATCTAAAACCCATTGTTTTTTAATTGCTCCAAAGTCGCCTTGCTCAACAATTGGATGATATAGAGAGGCTTGCATTGGAAACATAAAGTCTGGAGTTTCACAAACAGTCATTACAACACCCCAAGTTTTGTAATAGACTTAGTATACTTCGAGAGTATCTTGTCTACAAGTATATTTCCTGTTCCTTCGAATAAACCTTTATCAAATTGAATTCTATATTGATCTGTGTTGTATGAAGAAATAAATCTCTTGTAATAATCTAACTTCCCGCATTCTATATCGTGAACAAGCATCTCTGTTGCCTTAACAATATCTGATGGAACAGATGTGTGTCCGTATTCGACGGTTATTCTGTAGTCCCAAGTTTTTCCAAATCCTCTATAAATAAACTGTGGATCTAATGAATCAGAAGACGCTGCAGGTAATACTAGTGGGGCTGACTCTGCACGATTAATATTGTCCGTTGATTTCTCAACAATTGCTGTCTTGTCAGATGTTACTTCATATTCTCTGTCTGTAACCAATTTGTTATTTTCATATACCGTTAAAACTTTTTTTACATCATCCCAGATAGGCAAATAGTCTGATCCAGTTCCTGTAAAATTTAAAACCTTTTTCTTATAATAAAATCCTTCTCCAACTATTGAATCAATAATTGCTCTTGCTAATTCTTCATTATCTGCATAGGCAGAAATGTCTGAGGCTGTATCTCCCTTTGTAGTTGGGTTTACGTACGGCCTGACTATTTCGTATGTAGTATCAGAAACAATATCTCCGTCAATAATAACTTCTACTCTATAGTCAGAGTCATATCTTCCAGGAAGGTTTATTGTTACTGTGTCTCCCGTTGAAAGTTCATCAAATTCTAATGTAGAAATTGAAAGGTCCGCCAAATCGGTAACAGTAACAGTTACATCTTCGTCCACTACAGATGTAGGAACTGTATAAGTAACTGGTATATTAGCGTATGGCGGAACCCTCAATATTTCCATTTTTACAAACCAAAAGCCTTCTTGACTTCTTCTGGTTCTGCAATTCTAACATGTTTGCGAGTTAACCACTTGTCTGCCTGTTGTTTTGTTACAATATTGTAACCTTTAGTTACAGACCCGACTTCTGACCAATAAACGCTTTTTGTTGAGTGAATAGCGACCTTGTCTCCAAGACCATCTACCTTAACAGTTTTCTTAGGGCCGTCTGCTGCCATTGAACCAATTGCTCCTGTTTTAGTAAATCCTAGTGCCTGGACTGGCTCTTCCACTGCTGGTTCTTCGACAACTGGTGCCTCAACTACTGGTGCTTGTACTGGCTCCTGTACTGGTTCTGGTGCTTGTACTGGTTCTGGTGCTTGTACTGGTTCTGGTGCTTGTGCTGGCTCTTCTACAAATTCATGTATTGATCGCATTTCTTTATCATTATTTTCCATTGTATCCTCCTTGTTTGTATTATATCACTAAAGTATTAAGGGGGACAGGAGAGTGAACTCCCGCCCCCCATTAAAGGTTACTGGTTACAGACTATGAGTCTGAAGCAGCATCTGCGTAAGAAATGGCGTCTTCTTCTTCCAACTGGAGTCCGAAGCGAACGAATACTGTGTATTCAATCGTGTCCTTCTTTGCTACGTATTCACGGTTTACAGTGATGTCTCTTTGGAATCCCCATACACGGTTTGCTGGGAATGTCAAGTCGACATATCCTGCTGGGTAGTAAGGAACTTCCTGAACTTCGATTCCGAGAACACGAGTTGTACGTGCTCCACCGAATGTCTGTCCGATACCATCAAGGTAGTTCTGACGATTTGCTTGTGTGCTTCCTGGAATTTGTCCAGCAAACGCTTCAGCAACTGCATCAGCAAGTGTACCGTTATTCTTAACGATTCCACCGAATACGTCTGTACCTGCGTAGAACTTAAGATTGTTCTTAAGTGCACGGTACTTACGTGGCATTGCATTGATGATGCCCTGCATTACATCAGGTGTCCAAGCATTATCTGCTACGGTCACTACTGACTCATGTGCTCCACCATCTTTGGTCTTCTTAATAAAGCCTGGCATGATTGACAAGAATGCTCCTGTTGAACCATCACCATTGATAGCGAGATCTTCGATATCATTTGCGAATGCGTTGGTCATCAAGCGTACTAAGTGATCTTCTAGAGCGTCACCTTCTACACCATCTTCCAATGATTCTGCTGTTACTTCCCAATCAAGACGAATCTTCTTGGTAGTAAGTTCGACCTTAGAGAATGTTGCGCCTGTGTTTGTGTATGTACCAATTGCTTGCGCTGCTGCACGAATTACACGCTCACCGACGTTTACCTTCTCAAGTTCCATTGAATTAGCCTTCATTGTTACACGACGGCCATCCTTTGCTAATACTGTAGCGTCCCAAACATAGTCGATAAAACGACGTGCCTGCTCGGGGCGCAAAATTCCAGAAGCCGCTGAACCACTAGGGTTAACAGCATTTGCTCCGCTTGTTGATCCAAGTGTTGCTGTTGGAATGTTTCCGAGAGTGTTTGCTCCTGGATTTGATACTCCACCAATACCACCTGATGCGAAAGCACCTTGACCCTGATACAGACCTGGAGTTTCTCCTCCTAGATTTGCTTCAGCGCCTGGCTGGTTTTTGATTATTTCTTCTGACATATTGTCACCTCCTAGTGATTTGTTCATTTGAATAGATCGGCTGTTTTGAGGAAACTACCGCCCCATAGGGATTTTTCAACCGTTTCAGATTGATTCTGAAAGATATCGCCGATATCTCCAGACTTTCGGAATGCGGTGTCTGCTTCCACAGCGTCTACTCGTTTTCCAAATTCATTAAATTCACTTGATACTGCTGCAATATCTTTTGCAACTGCTGCAAATGAATCCTTAACTGTATCAACATCTACCTTTGAAGACTTAAGAAGTTCTACTTCTGCTTGCAAAGCCTTTACTGTTGACACTAGATCGCTAAAGGCTGATTCTAGAGTATTTTTCATTTCGGTAACTGCTTCTGCAACTACCTCTTCTGACTTAGATACTTCTACAACTGCTTCAACTACTGTTTCGACTGCTTCAGCATCTTCTGCTTTAGTAATCTCTTCTGCTACAACTTCATCGGTCTTAGCAACTTCTGTTGCCTCAACCTCTTCTGCCTTAGCAACTTGTTCAGTAACTTCTGCAACTGATGCATCTGCCTCTGGAGCGACCACAACATCTTCAACTACATCTGTCTTTTCAACTTGTGTTTTTGATTTTGTCATAGGTTGTACCTCCTTGTTAATCTTAGAAGTAT